GAATGGCCTTGGTTACATACAGACGGAACTCAAGTAGCTATTACAGGACAACAAGAGTATGATTTTCCTGCAGCATTTAGAAAAGCAAACTTTGATTCTTTTAGAATAGCACCTACTAATTTAATTACTAATGGTGAATTTACATCTGATATAACTAGTTGGACTACAATAGCAGGTTCTGGTAGTGCAGCTTATAACTCTGCAGGTAATGGTAGATTAAGATTAAATGATTTTGCAGCACATCAATCTATATCAACTATTGTAGGGGAAACTTATAATATATCTGTTAGAGCATTTGATTCAAACTCTACAGGACAAGCTTTTAAAGTTCAAGTAGGAACTGCAGCAGAAGGCACACAGAATTTAAATAGTACAATTACAGTTACAGATTTTGGTAATGGTGAAATATTATCAACAACATTTACAGCAACTGCAGCTACAACTTTTGTAACTTTAAATAATACAACCACAGCTACAAATATGGATGTAGACTATGTAAGAGTTAAAAGACAAGAAGAAGCAGTTAAGTTAAAACCTATGACTTATGATGGATTTTTACAAGGTGCATTTAGAAAAGATGTAGCAGCTAATGATTCACAATATGGTAAACCTTTATTTGTTTATAGAACACCTGACCACAAAAGTTTTGGATTATCACCTATACCTAAGTTTGATGATTACACAGTATTTTATGAATACTATAAAACACATACAGAGTTATCAGCACATGGTGATACAATGGATTTACCAGACATCTATGCAGATGTAATAGTTAATAGAGCAAAATATTATTTATATAAATTAAAAAATGATGTGCCTATGGCTAATATATCTAATGCAGAATATGAAGAAGGTGTTAGAAGAATTAGAACTGAAATGTTAAATCATATTGAATATATGAAAGACACTAGAGTTAATCTTAATACTTCTAATAGAACAACAAGTAACACTTCAGTATTAACTGTAACATAGTATGGCAGCAACACAACCTTCAGTAGTTAGTTTAGGTGGAGGATTAATCTTAAACAAAGACGTGTTCTCTATGTCTCCGGGAGAGGCCCTACAACTACAAAACTTTGAGCCAGACATTGAAGGTGGTTATAAAAAAATATTAGGAACTACAAAGTTTAATTCTAATATATGCCCACAAGTATCTGCTTCTACAGAAAGAGTAGTATTTACTGCAATCTTTAATGATGTAGTTTTAGCAGGTAGAGGTGGTAGCATACATAGAGCAAGTTCAGGGGATGGTAGTTGGACATCTACTATTACAAGTTTAGGTACACCTACACAAAACTATGAACATAGATTATTTAACTTTGATGGTACAGATAAGATTGTTATTGCTACAGCAACTTCTAATCCACAAATATTAAATAGTTCTTTTAGTACATCTGTCGTTAATGCAACAGGAACAGCTAACTTTAAGTTTGTAGAAGTATTTAAGAATCATATATTCTTTTCAGGTGATGCTAGTAATAAACAACAGATTAGTTTTATGGGGCCAAACCTTACTAATGATTTTACATCTAATAATGGTGGTGGAACTATTAAAGTTGATACAGAGATTGTAGGACTAAAAGCTTTCCGTGATACTTTATTTATATTTGGCCAAGATAAAATATTTAAATTAACAGGAACTAGTTCTTCTAATTTTGCAGTACAACCTGTCACTAGAAGTATTGGATGTACAGACGGAAGAAGTATTCAAGAACTTGCAGGTGATGTTGTATTCTTAGCACCTGATGGTTTAAGAACTATTGCAGGTACAGAAAGAATTGATGATATAGAATTAGGTACTGTATCAAAACAAATACAAAAAAGAATTAATGAAATAACTACACATAATATTAACTCAGTAGTTATTAGAAATAAATCACAATACAGATTATTTTTTCCTACATCAACTTCACAAGCAGAAGATTCATCAAGAGGATTATTATCTGTTATTAAAGCTAATCCTAATACAGGTCAATTAGGTTTTGAGTATGGTGATGTAAAAGGTTTAAAAGTTTCTAGTGCTGATTCAGGATTTATATCAGGAACAGAAACAATATTATCTGGTGGTTATGATGGCTATGTATATAAACAAGAATCAGGAAATATTTTTACACAAGCAGCTACAACAGTAAATATAAGTAGTATTTATAGGTCACCTGATATGACTATGGGAGACCCCGGAATTAGAAAAAGTTTTCAAAAAGTAATTTGGAATATTGACCCAACAGGTGCATTATCATCTAGCTTTTTATTAGAGTATGATTTTAGTGATGATGAAGTACCACAACCAGAACCCTACACATTATCTCAAACAGGTAATATAGCACAGTATGGTTTATCAGAATCTGTTTTTGGAGCAGCCGTATATGGTTCTACAGGTTCTAACTTAATTAGACAACCAGTCGAGGGGAGTGGTTTTACAGTTGCAGCAAAGATATTAGATGCAACAAGCAACAGTCCAGTAGCCTTAAAAGGTTTTGAAATGGAATTTATAGCAGGAGGAAGAAGATAACATATGGGAGCAACATATACTAGACAGAGTTCCGCAACAATTGTTGATGGTGCTACTATCGAAGCATCTCATTTTAATGCAGAGTTTGACCAATTATTAGCGGCATTTGCTGCTAGTACAGGACATACCCATGATGGAACTGCCAATGAAGGTGGGCCAATAACTAAGTTATTAGGTAACACTTTAACATTTGGAGCAGCTACTGCAGGTACAGATATTACAATCACCTTTGATGGTGAGACTAATGATGGTGCGTTAAAATGGATGGAAGACGAAGACTACTTTGAGTTTTCAGATGACATCTTAGTTGCTACTACAGAAAAGTTACAGTTTAGAGATACTGCAATATATATTAATTCTTCTGCAGACGGCCAGTTAGATTTAGTAGCAGATACAGAAATACAGATAGCAGCTACTACAGTTGATATAAATGGTAATGTAGATATATCAGGAACATTAACAGTTGCAGGTGCATTAGACTTTGGTGATGCCGCTTTATCAAATGTTGGTGCCCTACAATTAGATTCTATAGCAGGTGATGGCGATACTAATACATCTATTACATTTAGTGGTTCAGATGTTATTACAATAGCTACTGGTGGTTCAGGCAGATTAACAATAGGTGACGGAGCATTATCTCCTGTTACTGATAATCAAATAGATTTAGGTACAAGTTCATTAGAATTTAAAGATGCTTATTTTGATGGTACAGTACATACCGATGCTATAAGTCTTGACGGAACTGCTATTACATCAACAGCAGCAGAATTAAATATTCTTGATGGTGTAACTTCTACTGCAGCAGAACTTAACTTAGTCGATGGTATAACAGCAGGAACAGTGACTGCATCAAAAGCAGTTATCGTAGATTCTAATAAAGATTTAACAGGGCTTAGAAATTTAACAATAGCAGGAGACTTAACAGTATCAGGTGATGATATTACTATGGCTACAAATACTGCAGGTAATCTTCTTGTAGCAGATGGCACAAACTTTAATTCTGTAGCTGTAGGTTCTTTATCAGAAATATCTACAGTAGCAAATGATGATGTATTCTTAGCAGTAGATACTTCAGGCGGCGGTCTTAAAAAAATTACAAGAAGTGCTGTAGTATCAGGACTTGCTACATCTAGTGCTATATCAAACTTATCAGAAGACTCTACACCACAGTTAGGGGGTAACTTAGATTTAAATGGTAATGATATTGTTACTACTTCTAATGCAGATTTAGAATTAGCACCTAATGGTACAGGACATGTAACTATTAAAGGTAATACTAATTCTGGTGCAATACAATTTAATTGTGAACAAAATAGTCACGGACAAATTATAATAGGTGCAGCACACTCCGCAGGTGCTACTAATACTTTAACAATACCAAGCACTGGTGGTAATTCAACTTTAGTGTCAGATGCTTCTACATCTACATTAACAAACAAAACTTTAACCTCTCCTAAAATAAATGAAGATGTAGCAGTAACTTCAACAGCTACAGAGTTAAATGTTTTAGATGGTATTACTGCAGTTGTAGGTGAATTAAATGCTTTAGATATTGGAGCCACTGCAATAGGAACAGCAGTAGCAAGTAAAGCAGTTATACTAGATGCTAATAAAGATTACACAGGTTTTAGAAATATTACTCTTAGTGGTGAACTAGATGCAGGTTCATTAGATGTTTCTGGTGATGCAGATATTGATGGCACATTAGAAGCAGATGCTATTACAATAGGAGGAGTAACTCTTGCAGAAACTATTTCTGATACAGTTGGTGCTATGGTTGGCTCTAACACAGAAACAGGTATCAGTGTAACTTATGATGATTCAGATAACACATTAGATTTTGTTATAGGTGCAGGAAGCATTGTTAATTCAATGTTAGCAGATGATGCAGTAGGAGCAGACGAGTTGGCAGCAAATGCTGTAGTCAATGCAAGTGTAGCTTCAGGTGCAGCAATTGCAGATACAAAATTAGCTACAATATCAACAGCAGGTAAAGTAGCATTGACTGCCTTAGAGATTGATGGCGGTTCAGATATTGGAGCAGATTTAACAACATCTGATTTAATTATAGTAGATGATGGTGCAGGTGGTACAAATAAAAAAGCCGCATTATCAAGAGTAGTAACTTTAATGACGGCACAAGGATTTTCTCAAGAAGACCCAACAGCCTTGGCAATCGCATTAGGATAATAGGAGGATAGATGGCAAATACGTTTAAAACAATAACTAAAGCAGGAGTAACTAGTGCTGACGTTATTTACACAGTAGCAAGTAGTACAACAACAGTGCTTCTTGGTATTATGATAGGTAAC